TGCAAAGAAACTTCAGTTGTAGTTGTCGCCTGGCTTTGGTCCAGGAAGCCTTGTTTTCCACCTACAACAAATACCCTGTCAAAATACTTTGAAGAATCTTTTTTGATTTTTGCATTTAGGATTTGCGCTGCAGTGATTGAGTGAGAAGCTGTTAGGTCTGCTGGATCATAAAAGTGAAGATCATCGTCTTCATCAACATAATAATCAGCACCGACTAATCGTGCAATTTTTTCAATAGCCTGGGAAACATATTCCCACGCAAAGGATACAAATGGAATTTGTTCTGCAAACGTTTCCACGTTTGTTGTTGTTATTTCAGGGCAATACCTCAAGACTATATCAGTTAGTATATCACTTGCAGTTATGTTCGAATAATTTTCTGCGCCTGTGATAACAGTCTGGCCAAACCTAACTGATCCATAATCTTCTCCCGTGAGGATTAATGTATTGTTTCCCCAGGAATCTATCTCAAAGTCAATGCCAGTGATAAGGCCATGGAATACTTTTGTTGTTGCTGGATCATTTTCATCAACATACAAATAGACATCGTTCCCCACGCTAAATGTATCTGAAATAGATCCATCGTTATTATTCAAAACAATTTCAAAATAATCCGATCTTTTGCCTTTTTCATCAGTGAACTTTGCATATTCTAGATCGTAGTTATCTTCAAGGATTATGCCATCAACTTCTATCGACCAGAATAAGACTGTCCGGCCAGAACTTATTATTGAAGTCGATACGCTTGAAGTGGAGTAAATAGTGAGCCATTCCCACTCTGCCAATGCAATGCCCACTACCGTCACACTTGAAACGGAGTTCAGCGAAATCACTTCAATATCTGTGACCAGTAATGCGGTAAGCGCCACACCCGATGTTGTGGATAGTGGTATGGCAATAATAAATTGTGATGTGTATGCCGGGACTATTTCCGATGTGGAGCCCAATGCAACACTATAACTTTGGGCGTGGCTAGTTGTCAAAGTTATGGCCGACACGCCTGATAAATTTATGTTTGATTGTAAAACAGATAAAGTCCCTACGCTGGCGCCAGATGTGGATGATACACCAGCGGCCAACAGCCAATTTGCGGTGAACAGAATTTCACTTGTAGTTTGGATGCCTGAGTTGATGTAGCATCCAAAAGGAATACTTGTTGAAGGATCTGAAACTGAAGTTAATGAAATATTGCTTTTATATTCAACTTTTGTTGTGACGCCAATTGTGCTTGTTGAAGAAATATCTATATCTTCAGTTAGTTGTTGGCTTGTATCGGCCCATACCGGATAAACCTGTTTCGGTGAGCTTCCGATTGTTACTGCACCATCTATTGTGATGAAGGTTGAATAATTTTGGACATTGTTATAAACTGCTTTTACCCAATCGTCAGTTTGGGAAACTGAAAAAATCCATAAATTGTCAAGTTTTCCATCAAGCCAAAGTATCCCACTGTCTGCCGTTGATGAATATCTCCCAATCTGATTTATAGAGAAACTGACATTAGATGCACCAGTTCGTGTTGATGTTTTATCTGATATATTCTGCCAGATGGACTGTGCGGTGTTTGTAGTCCTTCGGTGTGTCCACATATTCCATCCGTCTTTCGTGGTATATGTGTAGGCGTTCTTATAACCCCATACCGGGTTCAATCCAGCACGATTGTAAATATAATTATCGTTGTAAAAGTCAAAGATATATTGGCAATCGTCCCCACCCTTACCAAGCATTATCTCGGAATAATTCTCCACGTCTGCCGAATACCAAGCCAATACTGTGCTGGTGGTAAATGTCATTGTGGGAGTGGAAATCCAACTCGATGAGCCGTTGAAAGTTGCGTATTGTCCGGTAACACCGGATGATGAAGAATATGAAATTGTATCGTCAGTTCCGCTATATGAACCCAGAGTATCTGTGGAATTTCCTTCAAAGTGATAAATAGCGATTCCATTAACCCAAACATTTGTCTTGCTTTCAGTTCCGGTGATGGCTGGAGTTCCATACCAGAAATAAATAACGGTGTCGGCAGTTGAGGATAAATCGACTTTTACATAAAAGATGGCATCTGTGCTGTCAAAGACAACGCCTTCGTGATAAAGGGTAGTTTGCCCTCCGGCATCTGTGGAGAACCAAACGCTATCCTTATCATCACCCGTTGCAAATACATCCGCATGAGAAGTAGAATTGAATTTTACCAATACCGGAACATTGGAAGTGGCACCGCTAATGTAAGCATCTGCATTTATTACTATCTTTCTTCTTCGTGGTTGTCCGGTAATGGCCAATTATGAAACCTCCGTTATTTCTCTATTGAAGGTTTCGGCATGAGTAGTTTTACTTTTGCCAATTCTGTTGCATATTCTTCGGCAGTAATCAAGCCCAAGTCCAAGTATCGTTTCTTTTGCTCTAAAACCTGAACTGCATTATCAAAAATCTGTTGTTCTGTTGGTGTAGTTTCAATCGGTGTCTTTATCGTGTCTGTTGGAGTAAATGTTGTCGGCAAATCAAAAGCACCGGATTTATCGGTAGCGATTTGATTGATATTCCACCTATTTCTTCCGGCCTCTAAAAGTTTCTGCATTGCATCCTTTTGAGTTTCTTCCGTCATTAGAAAATCAGAAGCAACTCTCTGCTCAAATTTTATCTTTGTGTTGGTGTCTTTTCCATCTGGGTAATAAAGACCTGTAAATATGATGATATTCCCATTGACCCGTTTCTCAATTATTTCAACTTTATCCGTTCTAATCCCTCCTTATGTTGCACATTCAAATCTCAATTCTATCCCTTCAACTTGGACATCAGCATCGCAGTCATCACTTGCAACTTTTCTTCTCAATTTTAGGCAACACATATCCCCTGCAGCGAGGCCATGCGATGCTGCAGCTATTGTCAAAGTGGAGTAGGTGTAATCGTTTGCTGTTCCGTCAACATTCTCGGCAGTATGTGCAACGAAACTGTCTGCAGGATCTTCATCCTCACTATCGCCCGTTCCGACTATTGAAACTTCCCAACAAATTGTTCCGCTTGTTGCGGTTGTCCTATTTGGGATTGTAAAAGTTATTCCTTTTGTAGCATCAAAGAAACTTGGTAATTTGAACGTATCCCATACTGCCGTTTCTGCTGTTGTCTTATCAAATGCCAGAACATCCCGTTTATGATTTGTTCCATAAAGTAGCTTTTCTGGCTTGTTTGTTGCGGTCTGATTCTCGTCCTTTGCACCAAACCACATACTCGCATATTTTTCTCCAGCCATGGTGAAGCACCCTTACGCTCTGCCTTTTGTGACTGTGAAAGTGACCTGCAAAGTATCTCCGCTTGCAAGATTTTTTGCTGATGCAAACTTTGCCCTTGCGTACATGTTACCTGCAGGATCCCCATCATCATCGAACATTCCTGCTTCATTAACTGTCAAATCACCTGTTGCAGTGAAAGTCTTTGATAATACTGCCTTATAATCAGCTTCATAACTTGCAGTTCCCTCTGCCCTTGCACCGCCGTTTGTAGTGATTTCTGTAACTAATGCGGTCTGGTCGTTTGCCTCTGCTGTCGTCCCAGAGCCCAGTGCAATATATTTGAATGGTTTAACTGAAACCCCAACTAATAATTTAGCCTCATATTCAAGGCCTGCATTTGTTATCGTCCCTACCATTTGTGATTACCTCCTTTTCTTTGATATTGCCATCCTTATCCCTGACAATTATTTCAACTTCTATATGATCATTTGAATTAGTTTGAATTATTCCTTTTCCCATCAAAATCCTATCCTACCTAATCTTGTGATCTTTTTCATAATCTCTTCGGCAATCCTATCAGGATCGCCATTACCATTAATATTGAAAGTATTGTTGATTACTACCCCTTTGCCTTGAAGTTTTGCTCCATCCTTGAAGGCCAGTATATTGTCGTCAGGATGAAACTGGATCACATCCCCCTTGCTTGTGATCAGTGCATCATTTACAGAAGAATACCCTCCAGCGCCATCCCCGTAGAATTTTTGACCGTCGGCCT